GTGAATACCAAGTGATTTATCTTATTGTGTTTTTTGCAGTCACGACATTGTAGCCAATGGTGTACAGTACCGGCTGCAGTCACTACTTTTTTATTGTACCTGTGATTGGTACCACCACATTCTGCACATTCGTACTTATCACCCCCTTGCTGTACAGCATAGTTGTGACTTACTAAGGTGTAGCTGTTTAATTTATTGAATACAGACTCAAGTACCTCAACATCCATCTTGCAATAGTCTACCATCTTATCTAATGCATCCTGGTCCTTTCTAAATACGATGTCTTTCCATAGGTCAAGGCCTCCTGTTTCCATCTTAGCACCTACCTTAAGTAGCTTAGCTATATAGTCTAGTTTATTGCTATTGAAATTAAAGTACCTTTTAGCCCATTTAAGGGTGTCTATAGTCTTTGGTGATGGCATTACATTGATGCCATGAAATAAAGCTCGTGTGCGTATCCATTTGAGGTCAAATCTATCCCCATTATGAGCCACAATCTCATCTGCTTTCTCCAATACTTTGACAAAGGCCTCAATCATTTTCTTATCACTCTGTGATTTTGACCATGTTAGGCTGTGTATCTCCTCTTCACCCTCCCATTTATAGCAGATGCAGATGATTGCACGCTCATGAATGATGTCACCTGGGTGAATGTTAAGGTTATAACCTGTTCTCCAGAACACTCCGACATTGAATGAAGTCTCAATATCGTAAAAAAGTCTTTTTCTCATAGTTTAAATAGCAGGGCTATTCTATCTATCAGCCCCTTTTGTATTAAAAAACGGAGCAATATACCAATTATAAACGAAATCACAATAGGCCACCAAGCCCATCTGTACTTTATTACCTGTTCTGCCTGAGCTGTTTTATAGATAGTCTTACCTCGTATCCTTTCTACTCTAGTCTTGTACCGGTACTCTATCCTAGTCTGCCATCTAGTCTTAGGAACGTATATATTGTTGAATTTAATCACCGTATCCTTAGTAGTATAGAATTTTTCCCATACGATAGTATCATTGTGTATCACTGGGATGCTATCCACTGTAGTAATACGGATGGTGTCACTATCCTGTACTAACTGCAGGCCATTCTTTAATGCTTTCTTATAGTGCCATTGAGCTCGCTTAGGAGCTGAGCAGGATACAATGAGTATCAATATAGGTAGGATATATCTCATAGGTTTTGTAGCATCTTAATTATTCTAGGGCATGGGTAAATATCTGCCTTGTCTTTTCTCACACTGTTATGCGTATAGATTCCTGCAGTACCTTTAAATGCCTCTTTGTCTATGCTGAATATCTCTGACCGGTAAGCCTTAGGAATGTCATAGGTATCGCACAGGTACTCCACAAGCTGCCGAGTAGATTCTATCTGCTCATCTGTATATTTGTACCAAAATTTATTACCCTTGTATGGTGCATCTAAGGTAGTTACCATGGATGGGTCCACTACTCCCTTAACATAATTGTAGTACTTACCATCCTTTAGCTTTAATGGGCCCCAATTACATATCTCAATGCCTACACTTAGCTTATTGAGATTCTGATATTTTAAACCATGAACTGAAAAGTCCTGACTATCTATCCCCAGGTGATAAGCCCAATGCTTGGAAGAGAAGCACTGTACTATGCTACCTCTTTCACCTATGACAAATGCAGTAGCTATCCTATCTGAGTTGCTATTCCACCAGCGTGATACAGCTATGGGGTTGCCATTGCCTGCGGTGTGGTGTAGATAGATTTGTTTTTTTTCAGACTCCTCGTGGAAGTATTGGCTATTAGATAGGCGTTCCTGAAATATTTTCGTTGTGTCTAATTTCATTGACTTCCTTTTTAATATCCTTGGCTCTTGCAAATAAGTTTTTCATAGCCTGCCATAGGTCAAGGCCTTTTACTGCTTTATAGTTCTCATTGATACTCATGACCTCAATGGATACTAGGATGAGTGCAAGTACTTTGGTAAGCAATAGCTCTACAGAGAAAAACTGCAGGATGATACTATTCAAAATGAACTTATCAATCATATAGAACATAATCACAGTTACCTCATAGAGTAGCATCTTGCTAATAATTGCAGATAGGCCTCTGCTAGTTATCTTTACCTTGTGTTTATAGCTCTTCCATACGCCTGTGATAGTATCCAATACGATCACAAATCCAACTAAAAATAATAAGCCTGAGATAGGCATTAAAAATGTACTGATAACAGCTAACAGCTTAAACCAATTAGCATGCATTGTGGCTAGTAGTATGGATAGCTGTGACTTCACAAGATTAGAATGCTGTTATTGTACCCATTCTCAAGGAAGTTACCACACATTCCTGTGCAAGTAGTTTGCCATTGAGTAATGCATGAGCAATTTTGGAACATTGGACGTAAATCAGTATCCTGATTAGCTGTACTAATGAATAAAGGGAACAGGTTACGGTTAGCAAGTAGCCATCTGATTAAACGCTGCTCAAAGAAACTAGCTTTTTGTGCATAGTGCTCCATGCCAAAGGCTACCTCTGAGCGTGATACGCTTGCTGAGAAATCACCGCTTTGAGTTTGTAGGCCTTTGTTCTTAAGTTGGTACGTCAAACCAAATACTGCATCCTCTGCACTCCTCCATGCAATGACCGGCTGAATGAACTCTACCAAATCTACCTCATCAGGTAGTAAGGTCTGAGCATTGTACTGAGCAAGCATATAATTATAGAACGTAGTGCCCAGGATAGGCTGCACTCTTAATGCCGCTTGTGTCGCAATGTAGGGAGTTACGTCAGTAACATCCACATTAGCTGTAATGGGTGTGTTAGTTTTGAGGTATGACTCAGTTATGAAATACAACATTATACAATAGGTTGAGTAGGTTCATCAATAGGAGGTAATGAGGCTAGAGCACGTATCTCATTGGTAGTCATTTTTTCAAGTACTTTGCTAAGCAATGCATCACTTAAGTTATTCAATGCATCCTTAACTTTTGCCGTCTCTTCATCTACCTCTATGATAGTATCTCCAATTATTTGAAAATTATTGATAGTAAACTCAGCAGGGATGCGAGCAATACCTAAAAGCTCACTAAAGATAGTAGTTACCTGTTGACGTAGCTCCATTACTACATTCTTTTCAAAGATAACATAGGCTTGCTTGATGTCACTACCACTACCCAAGCTACCTGTGGTACGGATACCCATAAGGATAGGGTCAATGGTATGAGCAAAACAAATCTGTTCTGTATTCAATGCAGATGCCTCATGAAATAGCTTATCATTACCATTAGTAGGTAGGCTTTCTATCTTTGGAAGTTGGTCCGCACTGTTAGCAAAGAATGCAACTGCCTTACCGGCATTAGCTGCACCCTTAAGGCGGTCAATAGTTTCCTTGATCATGTGCTTTTCCTCCTCAGACTGTGGACGTTTTGGGAACATCATAGCAAAGCTAGGAAATACACTATTTTGGATGTTACTTTTTGCGAAGTAACTTAACTCGCCACTAAGGAAAGCAAAGTTTAAAGCACTTGTATAGGTAGGGAGTGAGTAATAATCCTGCCCTACCGACTTAACTTCGTAGCTAAATAGTTGGCATGCATCTTTACAGGTGATGTGGTAAGGCTTAATCTCCTCAATGCCTATTCTACGTGACCAATCATCGCACAAAAAGTACATTTTTTTATCTCTACCTACCCTTACTTTCTCAGGAGATACGTTCTCAATTTTCATGAGCTTGCGTTTCTCACCAAAATACAGCTTGAAATATACCCGATTGTGTAGAATTAACTGCTTTGTAACTGCCTTAACGGTGTGCTTGAGGTTAGCTTTTTTCTCAAAGGTAAACATCTCTAGCTTTTCCTGTGGTGTGAGCTTGTCAGTGGTTAGGTTAAAGCCACCACCAATCACAGCATTGGTTTTAAAGTCCACAATGGCACCATGCAGCGGTGAGCTGAAGTACATCTGATTCAATAGCTCAGGATAGAGGTTGTCACTTCCAAAGTACTGCCACATGTTAGCGTTATACCTGGGGTCAACTACAGGTAAAGTTAAGTTACCCCTCCCTACCGGCAGGAATGGGGTGCTAAATGATTGATAGCCCTCAATTACCTCGGGACCTTTGTTGCTTTTAATAAATCTATCGTACCATGCCATAGTTAATCGTATATTGAGTTACCTGCAGGACCACTTACTACCATTCTCCCTTCCTCAATTACTACTCCTGTAGTTTGAGCTATTGTAAGGGGCAAAACGAATGCAGTTGAGCTCTCATATACCTCATACGTGTACTGCCCTTTAATTAGTATGATATCCGTTGG